AGGTGCTGAACTACCACCCCGGCTCCAACTACCGGATCAACACGCTCGAATTTCAGCGGGTGCCGGCGGGCCAGATGATTCACTGGTTTCGCGCGCAGCGCCCCGGCCAGCATCGCGGCGTGAGCGAGGTCGCCCCCGCGCTCAAGTTGTTCGCTCAGTTGCGTCGCTACACCGAAGCGGTCTGCGCCGCTGCGGAGACGGCCGCCGACTTCGCCGCGTTCGTGAAGACGACAAGCCCAGCGGCAGAGGTCGCCGAGGTCGAGCCGTTCGCGGAAATGGAAATCCATCGGCGAATGATCGTCACGCTCCCCGAGGCGTGGGACATCTCGCAACTCCGCGCCGAGCAACCGACGAGCACCTACAAGGATTTCAAGAGGGAGATCGTCGGCGAGATCGCCCGCTGTATGCAATTGCCTTTCAATGTCGCCGCGTTAGATAGCTCGTCCTACAACTACGCAAGCGGTCGCATGGATCACCAAGTCTACGCGACTACGCTTCGCGTGCTCCGCGACGAACTGGAGCGCGTGATGCTCGACCGCGTGCTCGCCGCGTGGGTCAACGAGGCCGCGCTCGCGGGCGTGCTGCCCGAGGGTCTGCCGCCGTTCTCGGAATGGAATTGGTCGTGGCAGTGGGACGGCAAAGAGCACGTCGACCCCGGCAAAGAGGCGTCGGCCGCCGAGACGCGACTCAACACGCTGACCACGTCGCTTGCCGCTGAATACGCCAAGCAGGGCAAGCAGTGGGATGTGGAGTTGAGGCAGATCGCCGCCGAGCGGTCGCTGATGGCCGAGCTCGGCCTCCAGATGGTTTCCCCAAACCAGCCGCAGCAACCCGAGCCGGAGGACGCCACGCCATGACGTTCGACGACTGGGACGGCTTCGACGACACCCCGGAACTCGTGGAATTCCTATGAGCAACCTCAAGATTGAATCGAATGTGACCTTCCTCCAGGCTGCCGACGGCGAAGCCGCCGCCGGGCCGAAGAAGTTCCGCATCGTCGCCTACACGGGCGCGCCGATCCGGCAGTCGTGGTCGCGTGAGCCGGTCGTGATTGACCTTGCCGGCATGACGCTCCCGTCGACCGTGCCGATCGTGCTGGGCCACGACTACGCCCTCGGCTCGATCCTTGGGCAGGGCACGCCGACGGTGCAGGGCGGCGAGCTCATCGTCGAAGGCGAAATCCTCGCGGACAACGAGACCGCCCGTCAGGTGCTCGCGCTTGCCGAGCGCGGCTATCAGTGGCAGGCCAGTGTCGGCGCAGACGTGGGCCGCCATCTGAAGTTCGGCGAAGACCAGTCAACAACCGCTAACGGTCAGACCCTCGTCGGGCCTGTCCGCGTCGTACGCGCCTCCACGCTGCGGGAGACGAGTTTTGTGACCTTGGGGGCCGATCGCAGCACGGCCATCTCTATCGCCGCCGAAGAAGCGGCACAGGAGCAAACCATGGCGGACAACGCCAACGAAAAGCCCATCGAGGAGGTCGTCCAGGCCGCCGCGACGGAAGCCCCGGCGAGCGTCGCCGTGGAAGCCCCGAAGGTCGAAGCCGGCGCGAGCGACGAGCTCAAGGCCACGATCGAAACCCTCACCCAGAAGGTGGAAACCATGCAGAGGCTCATCGCCACGCGCGACGAGCGGCCCGCCGCCCCGGCGGTCCACGTCGCCAAGGCTCCCGAGAATCAGTCGGCCGTGATCGAGGCGTCCTTCGCCCTCCAAGGCGGGCTGCCCAACGTTGAGAAGCACTTCGACGCGGCGACGCTGGAGGCGGCCGACAAGGCTCGCCGCACCACGTCGCTCGGCGAGGTGCTGGTCGCCGCCGCCGAGGCGAACGGCTACACCGGCCCCCGCCGGCTGAGCGCCGCCACCCTCCGGCCGATCATGCAGGCCGCGTGGGCGACGCACGCCATCACCGGCATCCTCAGCAACACGGCCAACAAGTTCCTCCTCGCCGGCTTCACGTCGGTCGAGTCGGCTTGGCGGTCGATCTCGACCGTCCGCAGCGTCAACGACTTCAAGACGCTCACGAGCTACCGGCTCAATGGCGGCATGAAGTTCGAGAAGGTGCCCAACGGTGGCGAGCTCAAGAACGCTGCGGCCTCGGAAGAGAGCCGGACGATCTCGGCCGACACCTACGGCATCATGACGAGCGTGACCCGCACCGACCTCATCAACGATGACCTCGGCGCGCTGACTGCGGTTCCGCAGCGGATCGGCCGCGGCGGTGCCCTGAAGCTCAACGACGTTTTCTGGACGGAGTTCCAGGACGACGCGAGCTTCTTCACCGTGGCCCGTGGCAACAAGAAGACGACGGCCGGCGCTCTGTCGCTGTCCAACCTCAAGGCGATTGCCACGCTGTTCCGCAAGCTGAAGGATGCGGACAGCAACCCGGTGGCGGTCGACCCGCGCATCCTCCTCGTCCCGGCGGACCAGGAGCTCGCGGCTGCCGAGATCATGGGTTCGGCGCTCATCCAGAGCGGCGCGACCGGTGGTCAGCCGGATCGTAACGTGCTCGCCGGTCGGTATCAGGTGGTCTCAACGACCTACCTGAGCAACACCGACGACTACTACCTCCTTGCCTCGCCGGCCGACTTGCCGGTGATGGAGGTGGCATTCCTCAACGGCGTGCAGAGCCCGATCGTGGAGACGGCCGAGGCCGACTTCAACACGCTCGGCGTCCAGATGCGTGGCTACTTCGACTTCGGCGTCGCGAAGGCCGAGTACCTCGCCGGCGTGAAGGCCGACGTGTCGTGATCCATGTGGCCCGGCGGGCAGGGGATAACCCAGCCCGCCGGGCGTCACTAACCCAACTCCACAAGCAGAAAGAAGGTGATCCAAATGGCTTCCTACGTTCAGAAGGGCGACGTGGTCGACTACACGCCCGCCTCGGCTGTCGCCGCTGGCGACGTGGTCGTGATCGGCTCGCTCGTTGGCGTCGCTCCCCGTGCGATCGCTGCCAACGCTCTCGGCTCGCTCGCCATCGAAGGCGTCTGGGAGATGCCGTGCGCGACGGGTGCGACCGGTGCTCAGGGCTCGGCGATCAACTGGTACGCGACCTCCGGCGTGGCTCATGCCTCGACGGGGACCGCGGCTGGCTATCTCGCCAAGGCTCGCGCCGCTGGCGACTCGACGGTTCACGTCAAGCTCAACTAGCCCGAGCGTCCACACCGCAACCCCCCGCAGGCGCGTATCACCCTCCAGCGCGCCGCGGGGGCGTTGCTGTGCGGCATAGGAGCGATGCGTGGCCGATTTACTTTCCAGTGGTGCGGCATGGCTGGCCGGGCAGTTGAAGACTGCCGCCGGTTCAACCGTTGCCTACTCGCGGAACGGCGAATCGGTTGACGTGGTCGCGACAATCGGGCGGTCGGAGTTTGAGGCGGCGAATCAGTCGGGCGTTGTCGAGCGTTGGGAGTCTCGCGATTTTCTGATCACGACGGCGGATTTGCCCTTCGGGCTGCCGCAGCGTGGCGACGAGATCGTCGAGTCTCGCAACGGCGAGCTCGTGACCTATGAGGTCGCAAGCCCGCGCGGCGTCCCTGAGTGGCACTACGGCGATGCGTTTGGCTCACTCGTTCGCGTCCATGCGATCGCGACCGAATCCGGCACGATCTACCTGACGACCGAAGCAGGCGAGCAACTGGCAACCGAATCCGGCGACCTCCTGGTGATCTAATGGCAACCAAGAAAATCAGCCAACTCACGCTCGCGACCGGCGTCACCGGTGCCGATGTTGTCCCGATCGTCCAAGGCGGCGTGACCAAGCGCGTCGCCGTCTCGACGCTCGCCGTGGCCGGCAGCACGGGGCCGACCGGCGCGGCTGGCAGCGCGGGTGCCACGGGTGCGACTGGCGCGTCCGTCACGGGGCCCACGGGCCCGGCTGGCGCTGGCGAGGTCTATCAAAGCGACACGGCCCCCGCCTCTGCGGCGACCGGGGCGACGTGGCTCGATACGTCGACCGGAAAGTATTTCACGCGATACGACGGCCTCTGGATTGAGGTCGGCGGCAAACACTACCCGTGAGGTGAGCGATGCCCTTTTACTCGCTCCCGACCGGCGGCTCGCCTGTGCTCGCTGGCAGCGGCGCGCCGACTGGTGCCGTTGGCAACGTCGGCGACCTCTACATCGACACTGCGAACAAACTGCTTTACGGCCCCAAGGTGGTCGCCGGCTGGCCGAGCGGCCCCGTTGATCTGAGCCAGGGCCCCACGGGTGCCACGGGCGCTGTCGGTGCGACGGGAAGCACTGGCGCTGCGTCAACCGTGGCAGGCCCCACCGGCAGCGTCGGGGCCACTGGCGCTGTCGGCGCGACGGGTGCCACAGGCGCGCAGGGCTTGTCGATCACCGGCCCGACGGGCGCTGTCGGTGCGACGGGAAGCACTGGCGCGACGGGAAGCGTCGGCGCTGCGTCGACTGTTACCGGGCCGACCGGCGCTCAGGGCTTGTCAATCACAGGACCGACCGGCGAGCAGGGAGCCACGGGTAGCGTCGGCGCGGCTGGCAGCGTCGGCGCGACCGGAAGCACTGGCCCGACGGGCAGCATCGGTGCAGCGTCAACGGTGACCGGTCCTACGGGCGTGTTTCCGTTTGCGGCGACTGGCCCAACCGCCCCTGATCTCTCCGATGCCGGTTCTGTGTGGCTTGATACAGAGAGCGGAAAGTATTTCGTTCGCTACGAATCGCAGTTCGTCGAGATCGGCGTCCAAGGCGAACGCGGCCCGACGGGCAGCACGGGCCCGACGGGCATCGTCGGCGCAACGGGCAGCACGGGTGCGGCATCGACAGTCACGGGCCCCACTGGCGGCGTTGGTTCGTTTGCAGACTCTCAGACGATCAACGCACAGACGACAGGCTACACGCTCGCGTTGTCGGACGCCGGAAAGCTAGTGACGCTCAACACAACTGGAAGCGTCAACGTTGTGATCCCGGCGGCGTCAAGCGTAGCGTTCGCCACCGGAACGCATATCGACATCGTGCGGCTTAATACTGGAACCGTTGCGGTCACGGGCGCGACCGGCGTCACGGTGAACGCGACCCCAGGCAACAAGCTCCGCGCTCGTTACTCGTCTGGTACTGCGATCCTCTATGCCGGCGACACTTGGCTCGTCGTTGGAGACTTGTCGACGTGAGGGGGAAAGCTGGAATGTTTGCGTCGCGTACCTTCCTGCCAAGCCAGTATTCCGGGCTCACGGGCTGGTGGGATGCGAGCGATAGCGCAACGTTGTTTGACGCAACTACCGGCGGCTCGCCGGTTGCCGCCGATGGGCTGGTCGCGCGGCTTGAGGATAAGAGCGGAAACGCCAGACATTTCACAATGTCTACAAGCGGATTTCGGCCTCTCCGAAAAACGGCAGTCGCAAACAACCTGGACGTGATCCGCTTTGACGGCGCGAACGACTACCTGGAAAACTCTGCGAGATTCCGTGATGTGCTCACCAGCACGGACGGAACTGTTTTCGTCGTTGCGTCTGCAACTGCAATCTCAACAGATAGCGCAGACGCATACAGCAACGAAACCGTCTTAGGCACGACTGGAGCGTCTAGCCATGGATTCGTGGCGTTTCGGTCAAGCGGAACCGCATACTCATGGGGCTACTACGCGCCCGACGACGCCTACAGGACCGCTTCGCGTTCGTACACGCAGGGAACGTGGGCATTGTTCACTACAGTCCACGGCTCCTCATCGCTGCGGTTTAAGATCAACGGCGGGGAAGAAGCGACAGCGACGCTTGATTTTCGCTCAAGCTGGTTGAGCGGCCCAACCATGGCCATCGGTCTAAACGACTCGCTGTTTTATTTTGAGGGAGACGTTGGCGAGATTGCCATTTACGACGTAGCCCTATCAAATTCAGCCATAGCCGACATAGAACTATATTTCACAAAAAAGTGGGGCCTCTAAAAGGAGATTGCAATGCCGTTGACATTCCCCAGCAACCCAACAAACGGCCAGCAAACCACAACCGGTGGCCGCACCTACTCGTGGAATGGGCAAGCCTGGGAGCTCGTCGGCTCTGGCATCGCCGGCCCCACGGGCAGCACGGGACCGACTGGCGCGGCCGGCAGCGCAGGCAGCGAGGGAGCCACAGGTGCCACGGGCCCGAGCGTCACGGGCCCGACGGGTGCCTCCTACACTAACGTCGTCGTCACGCCGACGGCGCTCACGGCAAACACGACCGTCACCGGCTACTCGCCCGGCTCTGGCGACATCTACCGGCTCGCGGTCACCGGCTCGACGGGCGTGGTGATTCAAGACCTGGGCATCACTGGCATCGACGGCGAGGCCAAGCTCTTGGTGAACGTCGGGGCCACGGCACCGATCACGCTGAACCATGCGACCGGGCCAAATGCCAACGCGCGTTTCGCCGTGCCGTGGAAGGGCAATTACGTTCTCGACGCCTCTGGCGGCGCGGCCCTGATCGTTTACGACACCACGTCGGCCGTCTGGCGCGTCGTCTGATTCCGTCTATCCCTACAAGAGCGCACCTCCATGCCAATGTCGCCGAGACTGTTGAGGCCGCAACCAAGTCGCGGGTTCAATCCACGATCCATCTCCGGCCTTTACGCTTGGTACGACGCGGCCGACTCTGCCG